GGGTGTAGGAACTTGCGGCGTTGTCCCCCTCCAGTTTCGTCAGGAGCGACCCGTGATTGGTGCGGATCTCGTTGCCCAGCGTTGCGATGTTCTGTAGCAGGGTTGCCAGATCGCCTTGATGGATGCCGTTTGCCACGATGTTTCCGATGGAAAGATCGGCAGTAGCCACAGCAAGAGTTGATTCATAATTGGTGTCACTCAACCCTCCATCGGTGTCGAGTTTTGCCAGCACATCATTGAAATCGTCCTTGACCTCATTCCCCAAGGTGATCACGCTGGTCAGGAAGGTAACGAGGTCACCTTGGTAAATTCCGTTGCTTTTGATCTCTGCCATGCTACCTCCCGGAAAAAAGACGGGAGAGGGGCATACACCCCTCCCCCGTATGCTGTGAAGCGGTTTGTCCCAGCCCCCTTCGCCCCGTTAAACGAGGCGAATGCATTCCACGATGAGGTAGAACTTCGCCGCATCGAGGGCATTGTTGGGGGTCAGCAGGATGTAGTTCGCCGCCGAATAGTACTTGTAGGCTAGGTCGGCAGTAGCCGCCAGCGTCCCGGCGGTGGCGTTTAAATTCATGGCATCGTCGAAAGTGGTTCCCGCCGCAGAGTCACCGATGTCGATGGTCGCCGTTGCGCCTTCTGCGGTCGCCACCAGAACCTTGATGCTCTCCACCAGCACCCCAGCGTCGATGGTGCAGACCTTGTAGGTGTCGGTGGTTGCCATGTTGTTCGCCGCCGTATCGAAGTACCGGACGATCTTATACTTCTGCCCCTTGAGGGCTTCCTGCTGTCCGTTGAAATTGCCCCGACCTTGGGGGTCGATGGCGTATGCTCCCGTTCTCCAATCGAGATCAGCCATGTTATCTTTACCCCCTTATACGAGTCGGATTGCGTCGATGATGATGTAGAACTTGCAATCCTCCAGATCGTGATTCGGCGTGATGCCGATGTAGTTCGCCGTGCCGGGTCATCGTCCCCTACTTGCATGGTTCCGGTTTCCCCTTCGACTGTTGCGATGAAGATCTTGATGCTCTCCACCAGAACCCCGGCATCGACGGTAAAGAGTTTGTACTCGTCGGATGCTGTGAGAGGGGTCGCCGTTGTATCGATGTACCGAACAACGGTGAAGGGCTGACCCTTCAGATCCTCTCCCTGCAAATTGAAGTTCCCTCTGCCGTGGGGGTCAATGGCATACGTTCCGGTACGCCAATCATGGACTGCCATGTTTCACCCCCTAGTTGATCTGGGTACGGGCAACGTAGACTGCAACCGAACCGTAGTCGAGAGAGTTGAAAACTGGCTTTCCGACTGCGCCTATGAAGCCCCATGCGAACCCATGTTCGTTCCCGTAATCAAAATCGCGCTGGACAACGGCGGGACGTTTGCCCCATGCCCAGCAGAGGGATTGCGCTCCCATGAGAGAACACTTGGCACCGGGGACGTTCCCCCCAGAACCCCAGTTGGTCACGATGGGCACGACCTCATGCTCGTGGATTATGACCCCATCCCAGATTGCGGCGGCACCGGAGAAGATGGGATTTTCCTTTCCCCGGACTTCCGCCTCGCGGACGGCTTGCGCGAAGGTCGAATCCTGCTTGAGATCGTACATGACATCGTTGTGAACGACCAAGACGAGGTGGTTTTTCCCGCTGATCCGAATCGGGCGAAGCGGGGTCTGCGCTCTTCCACCGCCGCCTAGCGCCCACGTTTTGGCCTTGCTGATGAGCGCCGGGGTGAGTTTCCCGGCGGTGGTGATGGTCCCTGTGGTTGTCCCATCCCCGTAGAAGATCTTGGTGGGGCTGGCGGTGAGCGCATCCATCGCGAGTTGGTCGATCTTTTCCGAACCCCATGACTTGAGGGCCGCTTCGGATTCCTCGTCGATGGAGAACACAGCGCGTTGCCGGTCCAGTTGCCCGTTGTCCCTGACGGCGTGACGGTACTGTTCCAGCGAGAGGGAGTAGTCGTAGGTGACGAGTTTTTCCTCGTTCCCTTCCAGCGTCTGCCCGGAGGTCACACCGGACCCCGCCAGCCGCATCCTGATCCCGAAAGTTACCCGGTCACCCTTGGACTTCTCCAGTTTGGAGTTGACATGAACAAGGGATTCGGCAGTCGATCCCATGAAACGCGAGAAGTACGCTTCCTTCATCGTGTCCCGGAACAACTGCTCTTCCCACAATTTCTTTGTGAGCGCATTGCTCGTTGTAAACGCAGTCTTTGCCATCTATCCTTCCTCCCAAAGGACTATCCCTTTCGCTTTGAGAGGAGAGACTGTAATTCTTCATCTGACAGGTTTGGAATCTGCGCTTCTGAAAGCCTTGAGTGCGAAGTGGCATCCCTCGCTGACGAGGTCCCTCCACCTGTGCCCGCCCTGATCACCGGAGAAGACCTTGCCGCATGGTCGATCCTCGCGGCGACCTCCTCCGTTGCTTTTCCCCGCATCTGGGCTAGTTGGGTCCTGAGGGTATGAGCCTCTGCAGAAATTCCCTTCGCATACCGATAAGCCCTTGCCCGCACGGCATAATCGTACAGAACGTGTACCGGGGTGCGGTACGGGTCTTGCCGGAATGCATTCAGGACGTTCTCGTCATATCCCTCTGCACGAGCAATCTCGCAGATGTCATCCATGATCTCCGGTAAGTCGGGGACAGCGGAGGATGTCTGGTCGCGCCTCATTTGCTCTGCGTACCGCTTGAGGGCTTCCATCTTCGCCATCGCCCCGGCAGGATCAGTCTGAAACTGCTGATTGATGTCCTCGCGGGCCTTTTCAAAGTCCACTTGCGGTCGGCCTACTTGCTTTCGCAGGATTCCGATCTCGTTCCCCTGCCTCTGGATGAATCTCTCCTTCTCAGCAAGTTGCGACTCCAGCCTCGCCATCCGCTCTTCGATGGTCATTTCTGGAGCCGGTGGTTGTTCGGACTGAGGTGCGCCTTCCGGCTGTCCCGGCGTGACCTCCCCCGCCGGTTCCGGTGTCGCATCGGTGGCTGACTGTGTTCCCTCGTCCTCGCTGAGTCCTTCGCGGATACTCTCCGCGAGTTGGGAATCATCCAATGCTGTGATTTTCTCGTCTTCCATCATTCCCCTTTCCTCGCTGGCGATACGGTGTCCCAGCGGCTATAGTACTTTCTGGATCTTGTCCAGAACCTTGATGAACTTCTCTATCGATTCCACCTTGATGACCTTCTGATCCATCAGCACCCGCAGGACGGCGAGTGCCTTCCCCATCTTGTCGGCGAGTGCCTTCCCCGTCTTGTCCGGGGTGCATCCGCAATTGCAGGAGTGCCAGACATACCCGGACGGCGTGTAGGTGTAGGAGGTGCCTGACGTATTCATCGCCGTGTATGTTTGAATTGCGGAATTCACGTTCTCGCAAGCGGTCGCCGTCATTTCTTTCCCCCGGACTTCCCGCCCTTCTTCTTTCCTCCCTTGCACGGCATCGTCAGTTCTCCTCGTATCGTTCCGCCTGAACTGCGTTGATGACATCCTCCACCGATTTGGCGATTACTCCGATGCCGCCGCACTCGTTGACCATGTCGATGAACTCCTGCTGTGCGGCGGCAGTCTTGGAGTTCTTCGCCGCCTTTGTTTCGACGGCGATGAATCGTCCCTGTGGCGGCATGATCCCGATGATATCGGCGCAACCCGGAGGACCGCCGTACCGAACGAACGCCCCCCCGTTGGTCATCTTCGCCACGCCCCGTGGGTTGTTCCACGCCCGGAAGCCCCGCATTTTCAGATACGCCAGCACGGTTGCCTTGACATCCTTCTCTGCCGTGTTGGCGAGATAGTCCTTCACCCTCATTGGATCACTCCCGGCGGCATTCCCCGGCTGGGGGCCTGAGGTGCGGGGTCCTTCGCGATGATCGTCTTCTGGAGTTCGACCTGAAGTTTCCTCTCCTCCAGTTGCTGTTGCGCTTGCGCCATCGCTTGCATCTGGGCGATGACCTTGTCCTTCTCGTCGAGGTCGGACAGTTGGACGAGGAGTTCCGGCGGCACAGCGATTCCGCCACGCGCCAGTTCCGCCCATGCGGCGAAGTTCGCCCTGCGCTGAGTCGGTGAGTGGGCCGCTTCGCTGACCGCGACATCGTATTTCGTAAGGTCGCTCGTTGTCAGAAGCGTAACAATCTCTGCTTGCCTGTTATCGTCATATGGTTGCTGTCCGATGCTCACAGGTGCGCGTGAGTTCGCCCCGGAGATGACCCTCAGAATTCGTTCCGGCGAGTAGACTGCCTGAATGAGGCGGACCAGAAGTCTGCCGATCTGCTTCTTGGCGAGGTTCATGTTGTCGAACAGGAACTCGTTGCCGATCAGCCCCTGCCTCTTTTTCTCCATCTGTGCGATTCCCGATTCCGCCTTGGAATTGATGCCCAGCAGTTCCGGGTTGATGTTCATAATCTCGCGCAGTTTCTGGGTGGAGATCTCCTCAAGGGACGCAATCTCGTGCGGGAACCGGATTCCCTCGACCTGATGAGGCGGTCTGGTCACATCGGAGACTTTCAGGCGGAACCCCGGAGTGCCAGCGTTCTTTGTGAATTGTTGCTCCGATATCCTGTCCGGGAACGTCCCCGCATCGTAAAACCAACCATAGGAAGCCGCCTTGTTCAGGATGTCCACCAGTTGGCTGTGCCGCTTGTTGATCTCTCTCTGCGCGTCTTTTCCGCCCTCGACCTTTCCCCAGTACAGGTCTGCGCGTTTCTTCGCGTACACCGGGATGATAGGAAACGTATCCCCATAGTCCTCGTTGTAATCGTCGGTCAGCAAGACGCTCCCCGCACCGACCGTCACGCGCAACCTGTCAATCTTACGGTCCACCACCTTCACGAGTTGCTTCGCGCCCTTTACCTCGTCTGGTCCCCAATCCTCCAGCGACACAGGTTCGCCGTCCACCACAGCAACAGGAACCTTGTCATACTGCTTGCGCCAACACTCCAGAAGCAGGAACTCCTTTTTCGCTATATCGATCAGGTCCGGGGTGGATGGGTACAGCGGGGCGGGCTTTGTCTCTCCCTCCGCGAAGGCGCGGTCATAGGCATCGGGCTTTGCTTGCAGGACAGAGTCCCCGACCGGCATCAGCATGGCTTCCAAGTTGCGCTGTATCTCGTCGGCCTTGTCGGGGTACATCTGCTTCAGTTTTGCCTCGCTGAACCATTGTGCCTTGACGATGTACTCGCAGTCCCGCGCATCAGGCCGCTTGTGCGGACCCAAGTACACATCGGCTTGCGGGAACTGCTCCAGCACGATATCCCCGGACACGTTCTTATCGTAGTCGATGTACGCATGAAACATTCCCCGCCCGGTGATCAGGGTGTCATCGAAGACCTGAGTCTCCTCGTACTCAAAGTTGTTCTGGTCAAGAATCGACTTGGTGATGATGTTCAGCACATCGACTACCCGCTGGTCGCCCTCCTCGACCGGCAGAAACTTGATGTCTGAGCGGTTCTGTCTCTGATAACCTGACAGCAGATCGATCTTCGGCTCAATCTCGTTGAGCGTCAGCGCGGCCCTCTTGGAGTCCTCCAGAGCCTTCTTATCGTCCTTTTCCCATTGCTCCCCGCGATAGAACTTCTCCGACTCGACCGCCATCTTCCGGGACTCGTCCTCGTAGTCCCTCGCGACCCGGAACAGGTGGATGACCTCCTGCGCGATTTCCAGATCGTCTTTCCCCTTGCCGGGTTTCTTCTCTTTCCCATCTCCCCGGAGAATTTCCTCCAACTCCTGCGAGACAGTCCTGTGCGTGTGACCATCGTCGCCTACGGTCCAGATGGATTCTGGCCCCGGCAGTTCCGGGCTGGTCTGGTTCTTTTGCGGGTCAAGGGTCGGGGGTAAACCGGGGGGGGGCTGGACACCGGGAGCCATCCCCTCCCCCGCCCCGCCCCCCGACATACCCCCAAGACTCCCCTCCATTGGGGGAGACTGTCGGGGCACAAGAACTATGCGGTGGGTGTGACCTTCGTTTTCGGAGGTTGTTCCAGAGCCATCAGGAGACAGTAGTACTGCATGGGTGTGGGGCGGCGTTCCCGCCATCGTTGATCGCAGGAGCGGCATTGCGAAATACCTTGAGGATTTTCAACCGCCCTGTCAAGGAAAGTTATTTTTTCCACCCTTCCGGTCCCTCTTTGGAGCGGTGGTTGTATGCCTCGACGATGGGATCGACATCGAGGTAGGTCGGGCAGAAGAACACATCGGACAGCCTTGCGACATATGTTTCCTGCGCCCGACCTTGCAGATTGCTGTCTTTCTTGACAACGGATTCCCACAGGCTGTTATCGCCGCCATACACGCACCCTGCGTACTTCATGTCGGCGGACAACGTGATGTACGCGACAGGTTTCTCCTTCGCCCGGTCCCAAGAATGCTTGGCGCAGACGATGAATGTCGGGTACGGGAAATCATGCGCCCCGGTGAACAGGAACGGATCGCCCCGGTGCGTCTTGTGCCGCATTTTCGTTTCCACCCGTAGGTTGGCTGGGAGGATGTGCAAATCGCCGCTGTCGGCGTATTCTTTCCATTCCTTGTGGGTCCCCGCCGCCACTTCCGGGCCGACCTCCACCTCGTACCCAATTCTCCTCAGCCACTCCGCAACGTAGTTTCTCGCGGGGTATGATTCCCTGAGCCGGGGGAGGAACACCTCCTGATGCAAATCCTTGGAAACGCCCGCCAGTAGGGCTTTTGCGGTTGCCCTCTTTTCAGCCTCTATCATGTCTGGCGTGATCTGATCGTACTTCTCGCCCAGATACATCTTCGCCTTATCCTTGTCCCAGTATTTCTTGATGTGGTACTCCCACGCTGTGAACCGTTGCCATCTCTGCCCCATCAATGCACCTCAGTAAGCGAGAACGCAGACAGGTCTTTCGCGAAGCAGTCCGGGCAGAGGAGTTCCACCCCCATCTTCCCGGTTTCGGTATCGATCACCCATGTGATCAGCCACTTCTCCCCGGCTGGCGGCGGGGCTATCGTTTCCCCGCATCCGCGACACTCTTTCACCTTCGCGAGGTGCTTGAAACCCATCCGCATCATTCTTGGCGTGATCGTTTTCACTTTTCCTGCCACTCGATCTTTAATGTCACCATGTCGGCTCTCTTCCGCAATTCCGTTGCGAATTCCTTCGCCCACCAGACCTCGCCCGCTGTTTTTGACTCAAGCGTGTTGATCGCCCATATGATCACATCCTCCAACTGCCGACTGTGCGTGGTGTAGTTGCGGATTACAGCCCGTTGATCTTCGATGATGATCTCCTTGGTGATCGCCAGTTCCACCCACCGCTTTCTGGACTCTTCCAGTTCGCGTGTCATCCTGACATCCACCCCCCTCTAGAGTCTGGTTCCCGGAACATATCGTATCGATCCGCCACGTTCTCCCGGAAGATCGAGTCCTCGTAGTATTCGGTCATCATCAGCGCATCGGCGCGGTTGGGCGAGGACAGTCCGCGCTTACGCATATCCTGCTTCGACTCCACCTTGATCTTCCCGTTGCTCTCCACCTTGAACTTGATGCTGGTGAGTTCCCCGATGAGGTCATCGTCGTTGGGAATGCTGATCAGGCGCGACTCAAACCGTTCCCGCAACCGCCACCAGAGTTCATCGCGCAGTCGGACAAACTTGTCCTTTCGCGGGGCGGACTCCGCGACATTGATGGGGCGGACATCCCGGCGCAATTCGCGCAAGCGGCTTACCACCCCGCCGCCAACGCCGATGGAGTCCACCAGAGTGGCTTTCGCTTGCGTATCCGCCATGCACAGCGCGATGCGGCCCGCGAGGTCCATCAGGTCGAGGTTACGGAACGTGATCAGCGGATCGACGGTCATTCCCCGGCGCGGGCAGATCACGCTGATATCGTCGCCCATCCACGCAACGTCCACGCCCAGCACGGTCCCTTGCCGCTTGTCCTCGACAACGGGACGGTTCACCGCCGCCAGCACCAGATCGAGCGGGATCAGGGAATCCGGTTCCGCCAGCGGGAAGTCCCCGGCGACCCGCATCCGGTAGAAGTTGGAGTCCTTGCCATACTTGTCCGCCATGCGCTCGACGTAGGCGGACATCGCGAGATTCCCCATGACCAAATCCATGTCGGAGTCCTCGCAACTCCAATGCAGGGCCACCCAGTTCTTCCGGTCGAGATTGTGCGTGTTGAAGAAATATCCCGTGTTCCTCGTCGGGTTGCCGATGAGGATCGCCATGTTGAACATCCCGGTCATGGCACCCTCCAGAGGCTTGAACACACCGTCCGCAACTCCGCTGGCTTCATCGCAAGCGAGGATGAGGTAGTCACCGTGCATCCCGCTGAGGGCTTCCGCTTGGTCATCGGCGGACCCCGTCACTTTCGCCGTCCGGTTGACAACGAACGCATCGTCCTTGCCGCTCTTGTCCTTCCGGTACGCCTTCTCAGTCTGAACGTCGATGTACTCGTGCAAGTTCCCGACAGAACGCTTGCACCACTTCCGCATCTCAGACCACAGAACGTCATGCAACTGGTGCTGGGTCGGGGCGGTCACCAGACCCCTCGCGCCCGGAAAACAGGTCAACAGCCACAGGTACACCCAACTCAAAAACGCATCCTTCCCGGTCCCATGTCCAGACCGGATCGAAATCCCAATTTTCTTCGCCCGGACACGCTCATCGTCGGTCAGGTCCTGCTTCAGGTTCGATTTCATCTTCGATTCGTACATCCGGCCCACTTCCCGTAACGCCAAACCCTGCTGGTTCGTTGGTTTCGCGCCAATCACATCCAGAACGAACCGCAAAGGGTTCCGCCGCCACTCAACCCACACATTCACCAGTTTTTCGTTGCTCAATCACCCTCCCCTTTCCCCGGAGTGACATCAATCGGCTTCCCCGTAAGCCGCCGGATCTCCGCTTCCTCCGCTTGCATCACAACACTCATCAAACTGCTCAAATTTACACTACTTTCACCCCGAATCAAACGCGCTTTGTCCAGCAAAATGCCGAAATCGGTCGTACTCCAGCGCCGGTCAGGGTCAGAGGCGAACTGAGACAGCATCGTCGCACGCAAACTGTCCAAAATTACAGGCTCATGCGCCCGGAACCACTCCATTTCACGGTCAATCGACTTCACCAACTCCTTCAAGCGGGTAATTTCACCCAAGGTGCCATGATATCGCTCAATTATACCCTTTGCGGCACTCTCAACAGACTTGCGGTGAGACTCAAGGCGGGTTTCCTCCGATTTCTTACTGCCCTTGGTCCCCTTACGAGAATCAAATCGACGCTTTTTGCGGTCACCAGACACCAAAAAACCCCCTTTTTTCAATATTTTCGGGGCGCAGACGAGTTCTCAATTGTATATAGCCAACCGGCGAGGCTGGGGGACCTGTCCCCCCCCTACCCGCCCCGGAAACCCCAGTAAAATCAAGGACTTCCGGCAATTTGACATAATATTGATTACCAGACGTTGGCGAAAAGGGCCCTTTTTCACAGGGAGCGCGTGTACGCTCTGCGCCCATACCTGCGATTTCATTCAGGAATCCTCCTTTGGCAGGAACTTGTCAACGTCCGCGATTGCGTTGGAGAGGTCGATGTTCTGTCGCTCTTTCCCTCCGCTGTAGAGTCCAAGTTCTCTTCTCTTTTCGACTAGTTGCCGCTGTGCTTCAGCCACAGAGAGAGGCGCAGGGCCTGACGAGGCTTTCACCGGCTCGTCAGGGCCGTGCTTTGCGCCGGTCGCGCTGGCGCTTTGCGCTGAGTTATCCACAGGCAGATCTAGATCTTCTTTTCCTTTTCCAGATCCAGATCCTTTTCCTTTTCCTTGCTTCCCGGCCCTCATGGATGCCTGTATGGATGGGGGCATGGATGGGGCTTGCATGGGGGCATGGGGAGGGCTTCCTGAGGAGCCATAGGGAATGTCGTACATCGAGGCAAAATCGCTTACGAGGCGGACCTTTGGGAGCGTCCTGATGATGTTCGCGATGCCGCTGACCTGCTTCTCGTTCGATGGAACGAAGGACGGCTCGTTCTTCAAGCCCTTGGTGATCCACAGGACGGGTCTGTCATACCGTATCCAACCGGCCTGCAGGAGTTCCTCGATGCCCGCATCGATGAGGGCCTGATCCATCATCGGCATCCGCTCGTACAGCGTCGATCTGTACCATACGAACACGCATGGGAAGTTACATTCCTTGCTGGTCCTGAGGTGCAGGAAGATCAATTGCGCTGTGGGACTGAAGCCTTGGAACTCCGGGTCATCCCATATCGCGCTGTACACCGACCTGTACGCGCCTTTCGCTCCGGGCATGAGGCTCTCCTATGGCTCTGGATGGATTGTCTGCTCTGGGGACCGTCTGGGCGCATTCTACGGCTTTCCTGCCGCCTGACGGGTTGGCTCCTCAGGCACCTGACCTCCAACCAGATCCTCGATCCTTCGCCCGATGAGGTGATGCACCTTGAGAACGTGCCGCGAGGGAACATACCCGGCCTGTTCCCAGTAGGAGATCAGTTGCCGGGAGAATCCTCCGGTGTTTACCAAAACGTGCCGCTCGACATTGCTGAAAACCAGCCCCATGTTTCAGCCCTCCTTTCGCTCACCGGAGAATAGGGAAATTCTCTGGGCAGGTCAACGCAAAAAGAACTTGACAGCCTATTCCTTATAGGGCAGATTGGAGGGACATACGGGACCAAGAGAGGAAACGGAGGAAAGAAAGTGACCGAAAAAAACCGAAAAGGAGGCAACGAGATGGCGGCGGTCAAGATCGAGTTCAACGGCGAGGAGTTCCGGGTTCCCGGCATCAGCAAGCGGGAAGAGGAAGCCTACTACACCGACAGCCGGGATGACGCGATTGGCACGGCGCGGATCATTCACGGCGAGAAGGCGGACATCAGGATCATCCGCCGGAAGGAGAGGGACTGAGATGGCGAAGGACATTTCCCATAACGCCGACTTCTGTCGGGAACTCAGGAAGGAAATGCTGAACATCGCTGGCGCGAAGATCGCGGCGAAGTTCAAGCGCGAGAACATCGGCATCACCTTCAGCAAATTCGGTTGCCGCAAGTTCTACACGGTCGAAGTGGTCAACGGTCAGGGCAAAGGGAAAAACTGGTTCCACAATCACGTTGCCTGCTGTGCGAACGCCGCTGTCGCGGATGCTATCGACGAGTACATCAAGCAAATGCCTTCCATCAAGGAGAAGGTCGCAAGCGGTCAGGACGAGTTACTCCATTGCCCGCGATGCGCGAGGCAGTCCCTGCACCGGATCGAAATCTGCTCAGAGGATTCCTTTGAACGCAAGTCCTCATACTCCTGCTTGGAGTGCGACAACGAGGACATCGTGTACATCGTCACGCCAACCAGAGGCCGGAAGAGAAGCAAGGACAACAGCCAGAGAGAGGAGGACTGAGATGGGTAAGACGCTCGACAGGATTCTGAAGAGGTACAGCGACCGGCTGGCACCGGATGCCGTCGATGTCGATCAGGACGGCTACTGGGTCTTCCCTCGCTGGGGCTGGCGGAATAGCGAAGAGGGCCAGCACCTGATCCATGAGATGACGCTCAGGGAGATCGCGGCGGTCATCAAGGACCTGACCTTCGACTGCCGGTGCAAGGAGTGCATCGCCAACGGTGACCCGGTTGGCGCAACCATGCCTCAGGCCCTCCGGGAGGTCCAGAGCGCCGATGAAGAGCGCGAGTACCAGCGCAACCTCGACCGCGAGTGCGGCGTGAACGAGGACCGGATCGAGCGGTACTTCGTTCCCGGCCCGGAACCGCCTCAGGGAACGGGAGAGCATCGCGGCACCTGTCGCGACTGTGGGATCGAGTTCAGCCTCGATTACTTCACCGCTGGGCGATGCGGAATCTGCGACAATTGGTTCTTCAAAGCCAACGAAGGGAGGTAGAGATGTTCATCGACTACCAGACGGTGCATGAGGAAAACGGGTTTTGGTTCTGGCGGGCGCGGGAGTCCTTTGGGCGGACTGTCGGGAATGTTCACGGGTACAAGACAAGACCCGCCGCAATCAGAGCGATGAATGCGTTCATCAAGAACGCCGACAACACGTTTGTAACCATGAAGAGAGAGGAGGAGCGATGAATGCGTCTATCGAAAGGATGGCGGCATTCCTCGACAAGGTCGCGTCGATGAAGGACCCGGAGAAGTGCGTCGAGGGCCACAGCCGGTGTAGCGACAAGCCCGGAGGGGAATGCTCCTCTGTGGTTCTGACGCTGTTGGAACTGGAGCAGGAGAAGGAGATCGCCAAGGAGAACACCGCCCGGACGGCGGTCGAGGCAATCACCAAGATGGTGAACTCGATGTCTTGGGAGCCGGAAGAGTTCATCGCCTACATGAGCCGCGAACACCGGACGCTTCAGGCATCCTTCATGCGGCTGATCGTCGCATGGATCGAGGCACAGGCGAAGCAGAAGCATTACGATCTCCGCAACGAGGCGGCAATCAACCTCAGCAAGAAGATCGTCGAGCGGTGCAAGGACGATCTGTACATTCCGTTCATCTAGGAGAGGCACGGTGACCGTCAACTCAATCCTCCAACCATCCCAAAGGAGGGACACCATGCAAACAGGACAGAGCATAGCGTTGAGCAAACTGGAGCAGATCGTACAGGACGGTAGAGTGCGGGCAATGGGCGGACTCCAAAAGTTGAGCGAAGAGTACGGTCTTCGCAAGGACTACATGGTGAAGCCCAGCGTCATCGATTTCGCTGACAGCGATGCGCTCACTCCCGTAGTGGACGGCAACCCGTACAGCCTGACCCAGCACTCCCGGTCGCAGTTGCTGAAGCGGGCCAGCGTTCCGGTCGCGTATGCCGATACGCTGGAGAAGCACAGTCGGCAGGACCTCCTCCGCTTCAACCTTCTGTCGATGCTCCCGACCGTCAGCCGCGAGGGGATTCTGTTCAGGACCGTTCGCGACACCGCGAAAGGAATCCTTTCCTCCTCGTACAAGCGGATGGATGCCTCGCCGCTGTTTGAGGAGTATGCCCAGATGTCGCTTCAGATGGGGATGGTCCCCTATCGCGGCGACATCACCGAAACCAGAGCGTACCTCTCCTTCATCCGCCCGGAGGTCATCGAGTTGATGCCGGGGGAATACGTTGTCATGGGAACGGAGCAGAGGACTTCCGACTACGGTCGCGGTGCCTACGGGTACTGCCTGTCGGTCCTTCGCCTTCTGTGCCAGAACGGAATGGTCGGCATGGATATGCTCCGCGCCGTTCATCTGGGATCGCGCTTCGATGGAGCGCGGCTCAACGGAACCGACAGCGGCGTGATCCAGTTGAGCAACGAGACAATGGACCTCGACGCGAGGACCGTTCGCTCCGCGCTCCGCGACACCATCAGAGGAACCAATGACCAGATGAAGGCTCTGGAAACAACGCTCCGCGAGAAGGCGGGCGAGAGCGTCAACCTCGCCGCCGCTCTGGACAAGTTGAAGAAAGGCGGCATGAAGAAGGAAACCGTCGAGAAGGTCAAGACGATGTACGAGGCGGACCTTCCCGTCGAGGCCCTGCCGGAAGCCCCCGGTGTCTGGCGGCTGGCGAACGTGATCTCCCTGCTGGCGAACAAGGCAGAAGGCGACGAGGCCCTCGACCTTCAGGACACCGCGATGGCCCTGATGGTCCCCTCCCAGCGCAAGTCGCAAGCGGCCTAGCATCAGGCTTTCCGTTTGGCGGTCCTCCTCCGGGGGGACCGCCAGATGGAGCGTCTATGCTCACAACGAGGGAAGGAGGAGAGGATGCTATACAAGGGATACGAGATCAGGCTGGAGAAACGGCGCGGCGAGTGGGTCTGGGCGGTCCACAGTACGGTCAAGCGGGTCCCTCCTCGTCCGCCGCTGGCCCGCTTCGTTCTGAACCGTCAGGCGCGGGAGTACATCGACGAGCGCACAAAGAACGAGCCTTGGTCCTCGATGATCGAGGAGTTCATGTTCTAGGCGACAGTCCCTGCGCTTGGTGCCCCCCCTCCGGGGGCATCAGGCGAAGCGGCTGAACGCTTCAGAAAGGAGGGATGCCATAGCACAGGGCACCGGGAGATCGTCGCGCATAGGGCATCCTGAGGCGATTCTCGCGGCATCCTGAAGGCGAACACGGCACCGGCCCCCAGATTCCCTTCTGAGGGCCTTTCCTTTGGGGGGAGGGCTGAGGTATGGGGGCTGGGGGATCGCCGCCTGTGGGGCTTCCTGAGGGCATTCCGGGGGGCTTCCCAGCCGGGTCCGCCGGGGGGACGGCGCAGGATCGTTCAGGAGGTGCCGGGAGGGATTCTCCGGGCCGCTCCCAGCGGCTGTGATCTGGGCCGCGAGGACCGGCGGGTCGAGGCACGTTTTCGGCTTGCCGCCGGGGGCTGTGGGGGAGTCCTGCCGGGGGCTGGGCGGCTTCCTGCTGGGGCTGGGGGATGGCTGGCCCCGCTGGCCCTTGCCCCCCCTCCCCCCCCTCCCCCTCGACCTCGACCTCGATGGGGAAGCGCGACCCTTGGTGGGGGTAATGCACATTGTATTTTGTACGGGTTTTGTAGGAGGTAGCGTACTGGTAAATTTGTACGCAAACGAAAGGAGGTAACGTGCGGAATTACATCGTGAACATCGAATGGATGTTCAAGGGAAGGTATCCGCTGAGTTCGACGCAAAGAATTAGGGCTAGTAATATTAGAGCGGCTGTGGGAAAATCCCTTGCGTCGAAGAGGAAAGGCTTCCGGGATGTCGAAGGCGCAGTACTCGCTGTCAGAATAACCAACATAGGCGCTGGATTGTCGGCGCAGGAGGAGGAGTTATGCGAAAAGCCCTTTTCACCCTAGCAGTCCTTTTGGCGGCGGCATCAGCATTCGCCGGGGACAAATACCTTGGCAACCTTGGGGGAAATCGGTTCGATCCCAACAGCACGAGCAATCCCTACGGGCGGTACGGTAGCCCCTACAGCGCGGACAGCATCAACAATCCTTATGGGCGGTACGGTAGCCCCTATAGCGCGGACAGCCCCAACAACCCCTATGCAATCAACCCGCCGGTTATACGGAACGGGAGGGAACTCTGGAGCATAACCCCATACAGAAGGAGGTAGCCATATGGGACCAGAAGAGGGTAGAGGAGATCAATACCTGTCCTACCGCGAGGTGTCCCAGAGGCTAAGAGTATCGGTTCCCACGATCAGGCGCTGGGTTTCCTCTGGGGGACTGCCAGCCGTCAGGCTGGGAGAGCGGTGTGTTCGGATTAAGAGGGCTGATCTGGACAGGTTCATCGAGCAGAGTCAGCACAAAGTAGCCGCGAGGTAGCCCATGTGGACAAGATTCATATGCCCGGACAGCGTCGAGGTGGAGATCAGCGAATGCCTCTCCAAATGCCGGATGGAAGTCCGGTGTGTTGCAAGGCCGACCTTGGAGATGTTCGCCAAAGGGAGGAGGGAATGGAAGGGCCTGATCTCCACCACTCAGGCATTAAACGGCACCAGAATGGAATATCTCCGCTGGAAACATGACTATGCGGAGTCACCATGCATGAGGGCTTTCGCATTATTGGGCACGTTCCATCACCTCCGCTATCAGCGTATGGACTTGCCCAACTCCCTGTCGGAAGAGTGGCTGGAGGATGCGATGGGTAGCGGGATGTTCGACTTCTACGATGCGGAGTCCTGCGAGTTGTTCGACTTCAAAACTGTCGGCAGTTGGAAAATCTGCCGATGGTTGGGAAAGTTCCAGATGGAGGAACCAACGGGAGAGGTATTCAAGTCCGGTCCCCGGAAGGGACAGCCCAAGATGAAGAAACTCTGGTCCCTGCGAGAACCAGAGATGGGAGATCTGAAACTTCAGTTGAGTAGATATGCATGGATGCTTATGGATGCTGGTTTCCCTGTGCGTAGATGCTGGGTGCAAGCAACCGTCAGGGACTTTACCGCAATGACAGCCCGGATGTACGGGCTGACAAGACAGGTGTTTCTTCTGGAGGTGCCAATCCTGTCGCGGGAAACGGTGGTAGCATTCTTTCAGGCGAAGCAGTTTGCCCTGAAACACGCAATCGACAACGATGAGATGCCGGAAATCTGCTCCCCGGAGGAGAGATGGGATGACCGGCGGTGTCTGGGGTACTGCCCCGTGAGGCAGTACTGCGACTACGGAGTGAACCTTTCGACAAAGGAGGAGCATGATGGAAAGGAACAAGACGGCGAGGTTTGAGAGGTTGATGTCGGGAGTCCTCACAATCCATGTTCAGGACAGCACCAAAACCGGGATCATCAGAATCCCCGTTGCGTTCGGGAGTCCTGAGGACCCGTTCTCGCTCCTCACCGGGCTGTTGGTCAAGTCCATCGAGGGAAGCCTCGCCAAGGCCGCTCCGGTGGACTCCAAGAGCGGGGAGTTTTGGACCCCGGAGCGCAGGGCCGCTCACAGCAGGAACATGAAGCGGACATGGGCGAAGAAGAAGATGAAACTCTACCGGGAAAAGAAGCGGGTGGAAGAACAGGCGCGGTTGCAGAAAGAGAAGGAAAAGCGCGATGAGTTCCTGAGCGAGTACTTCAAGACACAAGACAGGGAAAGCACACCGCCTCAACCGGAAACAAGCATATGAGGGCGGCAGTATTGGTGAAGATGCCCAGCGGCGAGGGATACCTCTGCTTCCCGATGGTCTTGGATCAGGGTGTCCCGTTCGTTAACGTGATCCAGAACGCCGTGATCATTGGGCGGTTCGACCTGTTGGACAAGATCGAGCCGATATTCAATATCGAACTGCCAATGGCTGTGGCGGAACTGGAGGGGGGAAGCAATGGCGAAACCCCTTGATTGGTACATGGCGCGACCTGAGCATCGGAGGATAAAGGGCATTTCCGATGTCAGGAGGATGCCGCGAGTTGGGAAGATACGATGCGGTATCCGGGTGAAGAAATCAAAACCAGACCAGCGGTGCAAGCACGAGCAATCCGCAATGTGCGGGTACTGTTCGTATCCGAAAGACACCGACACGTTCATCGTCCCCCCGGAGGTGGCGAAGGTGTTCGGGGAAAACCCGAAGGAATTGGACATCGTCTTCCCCGTCGAGGAGGACGAGGAAATATTCCCGCAATCGTTGCGGATGTACAAGGGACCAAGGCTCTTCTGTCACGGTGACGGGAGAACCGCCAACAGGATCGATGAGGAAAAGGGCACCATGTCAGTCATCGAGTGCCCCTGCGAGTACTACAATGTGTCCTGCTTCCCCCGCGCATCATTGATGTTCCTCATGCCTAAGGTTACCGTGAAGGGGGCGTACCAACTGGACACCGGGAGCGTCAACAACATTTTCACGATCAACTCGTCCCTACAATATCTACGCTTTCTCCTTGGGAGGGTTGCCTTCGTACCGCTGACGCTGAAAAGAGTGCCCCGGTCGGTGCAGACACCGGACGGGAAGGTGGTGAACAAAGCCCTGCTGGCCCTTGAGTTCAACGGCAACATCCACGATGTCGCCCGCCTGAGACAGCGAGACATGGTTCAGCAGATCATGGCAGACGAGAAACTCGCTCTGCCGCCAGCGCCAGAAGTCTCTGACGAGGAGGTACACGACGAGGAAGACCGGGGGGAAACTGTCATTGTCGAGGATACCCCGGATACGATCCTCCCGGAAACCCTCACCCCGCCGGATGTCTCAACTGAGTTCCCTCTCCCGGACGAGGAGGGAGAATTGCCATTCGCCCCGGACGAGGAGGAGGAGGACCTGTTCCCGGAAGAGGTAGGGGAGCCACCCTCCGCATATGACCAGATCGCCAACGTCCTGCGTTCGGCAAAGAACGAAACGGCTCTGGAGGAATCTTTTCAGGCGCGGGTTGTCAAGAACCGGGACCTGAAACCGATGGAAAAGTTCGGCCTACAGACGATTTATCTTGAGCAGAAACGTGCCCTGTCCGGGGGGCACGACAAGAAGAAAAGGAAGTAGGAGGTGGTGATGATATGGAGTCCTTGGGATGGTTTATTGCTGGGTGCTTCGTTGGTAGTGGTGTCGCTATATTTACGCTCTCGCTCTGCATCATGGCGAAGAAAGAGCCGCCGCCACCAGAAAGGATCGTAGGAATAAGGTGACCAACTAGCGTCTGGACTTCGGATCGTAGTCGCTTTTCTGACGATGGGAGTCGAGGCTGGCTCCCATCTCTTTTATTGCCTGTTTCAGTTCTACGATATCGTGTTCCAAAATCGTCATCTTCTGGCTCAAGGACATAATCGTGGAGGAGTCCCGGTCCACCCGGCTGAACCGATTGTCTGCGGTGGAGATATGGTTGGTCAGCGTCACATCCATCCGAACCACCCTCTCCTTCACGATGTCCATCACTCCCCACATGGCCCACAGGAGTGCGATGGTTGGTATGATGAGGAGTTGCGCCACGGTGCGGAACAACTCCATCGTGCCTGATGAGGAGTTGCGCCACGGTGCGGAACAACTCCATCGTGCCTGTCCTGCCGTTCTTTATCTGATCAGTCATGCTTCGTATGCTCCCAAGAAGTCTATTTCGCCACGCCAATTGCGAATCCCACCAATGCCCCAAGTGCAATCCACTTTCCGGTAGAAAGGAGTTTTTCATACCACTTCTCCCCGGACACCTTTTTGGCGGCATCCAAAGCGTCCCGGTTCATCTCCTCCCATGCTTTCAGGTCACGCTCTAACTCATCGATCCTCCGGTTCTGGGTGTCAATGACCTCCTCATCATTGGACAGCAGTTCCTTGCAAGTTGCAAGCGCACCCTGCCCCGCCCTGCACACCTCGATCTCCTGAAGCATCCGTATGGACGTTGGAATGTCGAACCAAAGACCTCGCCCCGGCGATGGAGCGTCTGGGGATAGCAAGACCACCGCCGGGGCGGGTAGGGGGGTTAACAGGGCGCACAGGAAAAAGCACAAGCAACGCATTTATCAGTACCCCAGACGTTTCAGTCGCTCAATCAGTTCCTCGTCTGACTTCGGAGGAACGGGCTTTGGTGCGTTTTCGTACTGGGCCAACTTCAGCCGCAGACGGTTTCTTTCTCTTACGAGGGGAGCCATTGCTCTTTGAAACTCGACTTCCTTTTCCTCCAACTGCCTTGCGTACCTTTCCGCTTGCCTTTGCATCTCTGCCAGTAGCGTCTTTTCGGTGGACTGCTTCACCATGTACGCCGCCGCTGACGAGAGTAGGACCGTCAAGAGTACGAAAATTATGAGGGCAAGCCTTGGACTTGTAGCAATCAGTCCAGCCAAGGACTTTCCCGCAAGTCGGGCATCTTTCCATACCATTTACTTCTTCCCTTCCAGCAGAGGCCGCAGGAAGTTGCTGTAGATTTCCCAGAGGACAACCGCCATGCCGCCTGTGTGTAATGCATCGGTGACCTTACCGACAAGGTTCTGATCCTTGTGCGGGTCCAGAGGGATGGATATTGCGAATGCCAGAACGAACGCTCCCAGCAGGAGCCACTTCCGGTATTTCGGATCGACGGTGAACCTCCCCTCCCCGAAAGGGGCATTCGGGTCAGGAGGGAGGAACGCCTTCACGATCTGCAACAGAATCACCACCACAAGGGCGATTCCCTTGTTCGCCTGTAACAGCCATTTCAATGCGTCTTCAATCATTTCTTCTTCAACTTTTCCACGATGGATTGTAGGTCAGCGATCTGCCCCTCGATCTTCTTGGCGTTGTTGCGGAAGATGAGCATCCCGGCAACAGCACCGATCACAAGACCAGCAACGAACCAGACGATGAGGTTCATCCTTTTACCTCCTCCATCTTCGGATGGGTATGTTGCTTTTGCTCCAGCAATCTGATCCGGGCTTCCAGCCCTTTGCACCGTTTCTCTGCATCGATCCTGTTGTTCTCCGTTCGCACAGCAAACAGCATGACTGCGATTGCAACCAGACCAATCATTATGAACATGGTGACCGTCATCTTGCCCTCCTATTGTTGTGGTACTGCGATCCCTTCCAGCCGTACTGTGTACGTCTGCCCCTCGATCTGGGCAACCACATCGAGGATTATCGGGACTCCCGGCGGTTGTGGCGGCGGCTCCTGTCCGGTTGGGAACGTGTAGGTAATGGGCGGGGCCATGTCGCTGACGTATTCGTTCCCCTCAACGAAGTGCCGGGTGGCAACGGTGAATGTGAAGGTATCCCCGGCTTTCGGTAGCGGGAAATCCAGTTCCCCCGCCGCCACGTTGTTCTTCCACCAATTTCCGGGCAACTGGTAATACTCCCCTCCGGTTCCTCCGCTGGGGGTCTGTCCAACGTACTGCCATGCACCGTCCGATTTCATGGCGAAAACGTAGACGGCGAATCGGTCCAGCGTTGTTATATCAACCGGGACTCCATCGGTGTAGACTGACGGCTTGTCCCACCGGATAACATTGTCTGTTCCCATTGTCAGGACGGTTGGCGGCTTGACCGCCAGTTTGATTACCGGGGGAGGTGCTTGGAATGTGTAGGATACCGGGGTTGCTTGATCTGAAGTCAGGCCGTCCAGCGTTGCTGTCATGGTAAAGCGGTATGTACTGCCGAACGTCATGTCCACATTCCCGGAACAACTTGCGATACCTACGGCATTTCCCAAGGTCTGCACGACTTCCCCTGCCTCGTCTATTCGTAAACAGGTGTAAATTACACTTGGCCTTTTCTCCACAGGCAGGACAGAACCATCGGAGTATGTTGTCGGCCCCTCCCCGGTTATTTGCACGGTCCTCATCTCTGCGAAAGATGGAGCCGAACCGGAGAACATCGTCAGGAGTGAAAGAATCGTAAATACGCTTCCAATACTGCGCCTTCCCAACCTTCCTGAACTGGTCATCCGTTACATCCTCCTTGCGGCATCTGCCGTATTCAGCCATGCATTTTTCACACATCGTTCCATGCGCCATGCCCCATGCCGCCGCTGGTAACTTCCCGTAGTTGCAGTACCCCCCACCCATCAATACATCCACATAACTCGCTGGGGGAGGTACGGGTCATTGTCAACATGGATGAATCCCTTGGCAACTCCCACCCGCTTGAACCCCAACGCCATAATGCACCCGATCAGTTTGAACCGGGTCTGCCCCACGTTGCACCGTATGTCCACCGCCCTGCCGAACGTGTGAGCGGAGTTGGGAACCCCGCCAACAAAAGCGTTATGCGTAGGGCAACGGAATGCGCTATTCAGCACCAGCGGCCCCCCGAACGCCACCCGGAGATTGTCGAGCATCGACAGGAACTCCGGGTCCATGTCTACCTTCCCGCAACAGCGACATTCCAGTTCCTTCTCGCTGAAATAGACTGACCTCATGGTCTTTGAATCAGGCCGATCTGCTCCATGATCATTTGGTTTCTTTTCATCTCTGCTTCCCGCTCTGCGATGGCTTGCATCATCTGTTGCCTGTGGATATCCTGATTGCTCATCTGCCCACCCGGTGGCACCATGCCGCCAGCCCCCTGTTGCATCAACTGCTGTTCATAATTGCTCACCTGTCCGGGGGGCGGCATGGGGCGGGCTTGCGTCATGGGCGGTGTTGTCGCCATCCTCTGCTGAATGAGCATGATCAGTCTCTCGATGTCCTTCTCTGAAAGACCGCCGATAGCCCCAGCGATGTCCTTAGTCGGCTTGGGGACATCTGGTCCGGGCGCATACGCACCGGGATGGTTTGAATAAATTCTGGGCATCTTCTCTCCTCCCCTAGTAGTAGAAGCCAAGTTCTGGCGGAATTATTTTGTCCTGCGGAAGTTCTCCCTTCCTTCTCCGTTCCCTTTCCTCCCAGTAAGACCGCGACCCGGTGATCCCTCCTGTCAAGGTTGACGCGATGAAGTTTGCGGCCCTCTGCGACAGCAAACCCTCCGCTGTCCATTGCGCGATGATGGGCTTGAAATAAATCCATGCCCCGGAGTAGCCAGCGGTTGCGGATGCTATCAACTTGAGCGCAATTTTCGGGTTCCAGAACGCCGCCGCGAGGGTCCCAAGGAGTCCGGTAGTGGTTACGATCTGTGCCGTCCCGGACGGGTTCGCCCCTTTGAGGGAGGAAGCCGCCATCATGCGGTGAATCTTCTGGAAGTCCTTCAGCGCCTCATATTGTCCGGGGCGCGTTGCAATCTCCTTCAGCCCATCGTCGCTGAACTTGGCTATCCAAGACATGATCTTTGAAGGCTCAAACTGACCTTCCACGGTTGATTCCGCCGTCACCTTGGCGGCGACCAGTTCCTCAAAGTGCTTCGGACCCATCGCTTGCTTGAGGGTCCTGAGTTTGGCAATGTCCACTTCCGGCCTGATGAAGCGATTGGTGATAAGTCCCGGCTGGTCCTTCTCAAGGGCAAACAGGACATCCTTGACCGTCTTCTTCTCATAGAGTTTCTTGGCGGCGTTGTACATCCCCCTCGCCTTCGACATCTGGGCCGCTACCTCAGGTTTGATGGCGGCTAGATCCTCGTCTAATGCCCTGCGGAGCATCCCCCATGCCCTCGTTTCCTTTGTACCCATACCCCGAACGTCCTTGATGCCCTTCGCCAAAGCCTCAGAGGATGAAGCCATCCTCTCTCCCATGTCGGATCGCATGGCTTTCAGGTCCTGAAAGAAAAACTCTCCAGCCAGATCCACATCCCTCTTCAGAATGGGGAGCAAGTCCTCCGATACCCCCTCCTTGAAATATCTCTCGATATGCTCTTGGTGGATTTGCTTCATCGCGGCTTGAAACCTTGGGGTCGGGATAATGTCATCCGGCTTTGCCATCGTCCAGATCTTGGCGAACTCCGCATCCGCCTTCCCGAATGTCCTCCTGTTCAGCGCCCTCAGCCCGGCCTGAGCCATCTCAAAGGACTCGACGATATCCGCCCCTCTTTGTTTCGGCATTACTTTCAGGAACTGCTCACCCAGCCTACGGTTCGTTTCCGAAATCTCGCGCTCGTAGAGATTTGCGGTGACGATGTTGTAACGCATCGCCCCCTCGATCAGGTTGGGGACCCTCTTCCCGGTAATCTGACCGACTGTTGGCTCAGTACCGTATTTTTTGAAGAGGTTGTATGCACCAACCACCTCAGGGTTCCCGCTGGAGAGCGCAGTCCCGTATTTCAATGCGCCAAGAAGGGTGTCTGAGCCAAGGCTGATCGCGGCGGTTTTTCCCCAACGCTCAAACCATTCCTCATCACCGGGCTGTTTTTCCGGCTCCCCGTATATCCAGTTCCCGATCTGGCGACCGCCCTCCTGAAAGACCGGGGCAAGTGCCGCCCGCCCCAGAGGGGACATTACGGGAGCGAGTGGGCCGGTTGCCCCACCGGCAACGGTCCCAAAAACAGTCCCTAATGCCGCCCCTCCTCCTTCCAAACCTCCCCTCACCATCCCCTCAACTCGTTCCCCCCTCATCTGCTCTTCGGTCTTCCCACCCATCATCCCAGCCAGTTCCTCCGGGTCGAAGTCGCCCTCATAGAACATTGCGCCTGTCGGGAGCGGGCCACCGGCATACTTCGCTTTCAGCCGCCGGGTTGCTTCCTGCTCGTCATCGATCCCCGGAAGAACGAACTCTGTGCCGTCTGGGAGTAGCCATCGGCCCATGTCTACTTGCCCTCCTCCTTCTTGTCCTTCCACACGCCATTGACATTAACTTGCCTTGTTGTAGTGCCGTCTGCGTTGAGGACCGTCCTTTCCTTTCCCTCCATGCGACCCTTTCCAACGGATGGGATCTCATACTCCTCCCATCCGACAAATGCATCCTTGTCTTTTTCCCGGAGTTTCTTTGTCACCCCTTTTACCGAACTATTGTATCGACGGATTTTGTCTTCCCCGCCCTCCCGGTATAACTTGATGATCTTCCTCGCCGCATCAATCCCGGAGTCACCCCCGGCGTTGATCGATGCCAGAAGCCGGTTCTCATAGTCCGATGTCTGCCCGGACATCAGTTCCTTCCTGAGGGTTCCCTGCAACCCGGTTGCGATGACCTCATACGCCTTCTTCCCGGCGTGTTTCGACATATCCATGCCGAACATCTCTGCGTAGGGAGCAACATTGGCAACGATCTGCCCCCACTTCCCGCCAGCACCCTCATCGAGCAACTTCTCCATCTGGGAGAGCCTCTGCAACCCGCCGATTGCGTTCCTCGCTTCCTCCTGCAACGGCTTCAATGTGCCAATGAATGCTTTCATGTTTTCTTTTGCCAAATCGTAATCAAACTTATCTCCGACATTCACGTTGGTCGCGGAGGACCTCTTCAGCAGGAGAAGTTCCTCCGGGGTCACCGATTGCATATCCTTTGGCAACCCGGCCCGTTCCTTCTCTTTCCCGACTCCTGCCGCATACACTTCCAAATCTCCCGCGCCCCGGATGTCGGTCTGTCCCCGCGACTGCGTTATGATCGCCACCGGGTTCCCATAATTGTCTGTCTTGATATCGACATCCGACCCTGCCGCCTTCTCAATTACTTCCGGCGGGACTGAACGGAGGAACGGGTAGGTCGCGGCAAGGACCTTGACTCCTTCCTCTCCGAACATCTCGATGTATTTCGGGATGAGTTCCATCGCGGTTTTGATCGTGTCCACTCGCAATTTCTTTTCTTCGATTGCCTTCGCGTACATCTCCATCGCGCCCTTTGTGTTCTGCGACTTCATCAGCAGAGCAGACAGGACAACATACTGATTTGGAGCGTTCAGGTAGCCATTCACCGCCTGTGACATCGGGTCCATGTTCATGGGTTCCGGGCCGATGCGCTCCTCTTCCTCGATGGGCGGTCCCCCTTGATCAAACGATGTCGGGAACATCGGCCCGCCACCGGGCACCTGTGTTGGCGCACCCAAGGAGAAATCCGGCGGTTGCGCTACCGGCGGGGGCATTTGGGGCGGCGGGGCGACCGGCGGGCGCATCTGGGGAGGAGGTCCCATCTGTGGCATCTGGGGAGTAGGCAACTCTGCCGCCGCGAGGGGATTGTTGGCAAGGGTTGGCAGTCCCTGCTGTGTTCGCATGAGGAAATCCCCGATCTGTTGGTTCCCCAGCATCTGCGCTTCCAGAATTTTCGCTTCCATCTCCCGCTTCCTGCGCTCCTCCTCCATCGCTAGAATCTTCATTCGCATCAGCCCGCCCTGCATCATGTTCGGACCTATCGACGCGATGAGGTTGTAGTCTACAGGCGGGTATCCGCCACCGTAGTTAGTCGCCATCGGAAACCTCCATGATCATTCTCAAAGCCGCCCATTGGAAAGCAGACATCCATGCAATCAGGAGTGCCCCCATAAGAATGCTCCCCTGCACCCGGCACCCGAACCAGATCGCAAGCACCAGACCGAACCAATGCCCCATGCAGTATCCGCAAGACAGGAGAGGTTTCAGGACCCCAGCCCGTTCCCGCACAGGACGCATGATCTTGGCTTCCGAAACGAGAAACGACATCGCGGCGGAAGCCATCGACAGTTCCACGATGTCCCTCATCGGCATCCCTTCCGGCAATGCGCTGTTCGCGGCACCATGAATCGTTTCACTCTTCCTCGCCCTCCGCATCCCAGATTGATACACCGGCAATCAGCATCCCCAATTGCCCCATCCCGAATCCGCACTTGGTCGCGTCCCGCGAACATTTCCCGCCGCCACAGCACACCCTTGGGTTCCCTTCCAACTTGCCAGCGGCGGTGAGTTCCTTGTGGATCGCGCTCTTGGAACTCATGTTCTCCCATGTAGCAAGTTCTTTTTTCAGCCGGTCCACCCCGATTCTCTCGACGAGTTCGCGGTTCTGCTCCATCACAATTTCAAGCAACTCATCCCCGACCGGCCCGTGGTAAAGGGTGACCACATCGATCCTTGGGTCTGCATACTGCGCCCGCGCCTGTGCTTCATTCAGGGCAACGCTACGGATTTTGATATTCGGTCGCCCCCCCTTCAAGGCAAGTGCTTGCTCTATGGTCATGGCGTTGCTCATACTGCGAGGCAACTGGTCGATGGAGATGTTGATCCTCATGTTCGGATGGCTCCCGAACTTCTGGACAAATCTCTTGTCCTTTGTTATCGCCTTGATGATCAGTCCCTTCGACTCTGCCTCTGCGAGTGCGTTCCGCCACATCGGCTCATGCTCCGGGATAAAGTCGGAGAAAGACATCCCTCTTAGACCCCCGTCCCGATTCAGTTCCCTGACCAGAGAATCCGGCATCTGGGCAATCGGCCCCGTTCCAAACTCCAAGGGATACGGTGTCTCGACAATCTTCTTTCTCTGCGTTATGTACTTTTTGTATCCCAAGTCCAGCCCGATGCGCGGTTGTTCTACATAGCAGTAGACGCAAGCCCCCTTCTTCCCCCCCCGGTTACAGCAACTGGTACTCATGTCCAGAGACAGCCCGGTTTTGGAGTTCGGATGGATGGACATTTTGTTCCTGTTTCTATGCACCCACCGGATGTAAGCCCTCCCCTCCTCGTCGAGGTCCTTCCCAAACCGATGGCGGATTGCCGATTCGGCTCCCTTCTCTATGTCTGTAAATCCTGACAGCGCGAGTTTCTCTCCCGGAAGCCCCGCCAGTTCACGCTCCCCGGTGCCAACGTAATTGTAAACAGCACCACCTCCCGGCTCATACGTTTTCCGCCCGGTCTTCGCCATGAGGCTACCCGCCTCTCCAGCCCCGAAATATGCGTCTGCTTCCTTCCTCGTCATAAACTCCCCGGCATCGTTGATGAACCCAACAAGTTTTGACGGTTTGTCGCGCTCCGACTCCAATGCCTTCCACAGTCTCCCGTAAACTTCCGGGTTCTTCTTCTGGGACTCAGCAATCATATTATGGAAATCCCCGGTGTAGACCTTGCCGCTCTGCGGGTCCTTGATTGCCGCAACCATCCCCTCAGACATCCGCCCCTCCGAAACGAGTTGCGCCCAGCGTTCCTCCTTCGACGGTCCCTCCGCTATCTTCCCTTTGATGGGCGGCATCTCTTGTACGCCGGGTTGCGGAGGAATCTCCTTCCCCCACTTGGACGGCGGCGGGTTCATCATACTCATCGTGTCGTTTCGGAGTGCCCTCTTCAGTTTCCCAACATTGATTTTTTCCTCTGACAGGATCGAAACGATCTCTGGGTCAAGGACCATGTACGATGTGGTCCCACGCCCCTCGATTGCATTTATGTATGGAACCACATCGAATCCCTGCTCCCTGAGTTGTTTCCTCTCCCTCTTCAGGGCATTCAGGGTGAATAGTTGCGTTCTCTCTTCCGCATCCAGTTCGCTCAGTTTCCTGCCACCGGGCTTATACTGCTTTTTGGGCTTGATATCGACCTTGTAGAGGAAACCCTCCTTCTGATATGGGGCGCGGCCCTCGACCGTGTCATACAGCCTCTCCATCGCCGCCTTCTTGGACCCAAAGTGTGTTCCCTCCTTTATCGGTCCCTCCAGAGGGAATCTGCTGGCATGGTAGGCTGTGGGACTCATCACCATCATTCCCTGCTCTGCCATGATTTCCGGGTCGAACCAGCGGCGACCCCGGATCGAGGGGACCCCGCCGAACTCCTCCATGCCGGGAACTCCGGTGTAGAACTCCGATCCAACGGGTGCCCCCAGCATCCCCTCCCGTAGGGATTTCAGCAAGGGCCACAGCCGCCGATTGTCTGGCGGCGGGGGTGGGTAGGAAATGCCCTGTACTTGCCCCTGTGAGCCTAACCCCGTTGCGGGAGGGGTAAGAGGTGGGGGGGCACCATAAGCCTCTCCCAGTCGCCCCACAGGTCCGCCCAATGGTGGTTCGGGGGCATACTTCCTTGCCTGATCCTCATGTAGCCACTTTGCATAGGACGTTGCCTCTTCTGGGGTCTGGAACATCCCCAGATGCTTCCCCGTCTTCCGGTAGAGATCGACGGCTTCCTCTGTGGTCAGGGTCCTGCCGCTATCGTCAATCGTCGGGAGAAGAACCTCCTTCCCATCGATATTTACGCTTATCGACCGCACCGTGCTGATAGAGCCGTCAGGGTTTTTGACTACAGGACGGTTGTCGAGGTCGATATTCCCGCTGACCCCCCCATACAGGAGATCGTACAGGTTCATTAGTACCCCCGTGCCCTCAGGGCCGCGAGAATTGCGGCGGCTTGCGGGTTAATTGCTGGTCCTCCCGCTTGGGGAGGGACAGGAACCGGACCCCGCATCGCTTGCGGGGGAAGCACCGGCCTTTGTGGGGGGACCATCCCCTGCGGGGGAAGCACCGGCCTTTGTGGGGGGACCATCCCCTGCGGGGGAACCATCGGCCTTTGTGGGGGGA